ACTATTATTAAAATCGTATGTTGCTTGATTGATTTGCCGTGCTTGTTCGGTTTGTGCGTTTGCTTGTGAGATACTTGCCCCCGATCCATATAAATCCATATTATTTTATTATAATTATATAAATATTAATATTTTTAAAGAATATAAAAAAAAAATTTAAAATAATTTTTTATCACCTTCAGCAATCTTTGTTTCAAATCTTAAATATGCTGTGGCGGGATTAGTTGCAAGGTCTAAATATAAGAATGAATAAGGAGCATCGTTTATAGCATAATGATATAACTCCTCAAATATATTAGGAAACATTTCTCCATATTCTTCCATAATTTTTGTTAGTTCACCTTTTTTACCCGATGATTGCTGTTTCATTATAATTACCGCATTAGAATTGGATCTAATTAAATTACTAACAGCACGAAAAGATTGCGTTGTAAATGCTAGTAATCCAATTCCATAATGCCGATATCTTGTTGCTAAAAATGAAACAGCATTTGTCTTTTTAAAATCTTTTGTAAGAATATCATCTAAAACCATCGCAACACTTGGTCTTTCAAAATCTTCATATTTCTTTTGACTTTCAATCATATCAGTAATCATCTCATCGTTATAATGATCTTCACAATCAAAATATTTATTTAATAATTTTCCCTTTGGATCAGCATTCAACGTATTACTAATAATTTTAACTATATCGAATTTATCTTTATACATATCCGGATTACATAATAAATTTACAAGTAAATTTGATTTACCTTGTTTTACTGAACCAACTATCAAAAGTAATGATGGTGGTTGTGGTAAGTGAGGATGTATATCAGCAAACTTATCATCGGGATCGGGATCACGAACTTTAAATACTTTAGGAGCGGGTTTATCCATTTATATTATTATATATATTTTATTTAAATAAAATATTTTTTATTCCAAAAATAAACTAAATATTAAATCTTCGGGGATTCTATATCTATCAATTCGGTTTGTGCCGTTACCAAGATATTTTAAATCTTTTGGTTGATTAAGTTGTGACCCACATCCAACTTTATCCAATAATACTTTATGTTTTTTTCTTAATGCTTTTGTATTACATAATACCTTCTTACCATTTATCATTTCATAACCATTACCTAATACTTTTTTATGTTGTGAATCAATCATATTACCACACGCTCCACTTTTATCACATATCTTATTTTTCCAATCTTTTTTATTAGTCCATATCCTTGTTTTTTTTTCATATCCCCAATCACTATACATACAATATGAAACATCATAAAAAGGTTTATCTTTCATAATATCTCTATTCTTTAATGTACCAGTTTGGGGATTTTCAAGAAACCAATAATGAGGATTAAAATAATCTATTATTTCAAATGATTTTAAAACCAATTTATCACTTTCTTTTCTTTGTTCTTCTATCAATTCTCTAGTTACTAAAATACCATCTTTTTTCTTTCTACCAATCCAACAATTTTGTAATGCTGAATAATAAGTGCAAGGAGGAGATGCCCAAACAATATCAAACTCATCTTTAGAATATTGTTTATAATCAAATTTCATAATATCTACTTGATGGTCGGCGGGTAGTAATAAATCAACTGATACAACATCCCAACCTAATTGTTTGCAACATTTTCCAACAGAACCAGTTCCACTAAATAATTCTAATACTTTCATAAGTATAATATATTAAAATAAAATATTTTATTTAAATATAATGAACCAACATTTTTATATTAATTTAGAACATCGAAAAGAAAGAAATTTAATTACAATTCAAGAACTTAAAAAATTAGGAATTAAAAAACCAAATAGATTTAATGCAATCACTCATGATATTCCATTAGTAGGTTGTGCTTTATCACATATTGCTTGTTTAGAAAATGCCAAAGAATTAGGATGGGATTATGTAATCATATTTGAAGATGATATCAAAATTGAAAATAAAAAAAAAGTAATTGAAAAATTTAATAAATATATTAATAAAGATTTTTGGGATGTTTTATATTTAGGTGTATGGAATTATTTACCACCACTAAAAGTAATGAATGATTTGGCAAAAGTTGTTCGTGGTGTATGTCTTCATGCTTATATTGTAAAATCACATTATTATGATACTTTAATTAATCATCTTAAAGAAAGTGTTGAATTAAAATTAATAAATGATATAAGAGAAAATAATAATGATGAATATATTCATACATTACAAAAAAAAGATAAATGGTTTTGTATATTACCTATTCATATAACACAAAGAGATGGATGGAGTGATAATTTTAATGAAATTAGAAATTTTAGTAAAGTTATTCAGAACATACCGAAGTAATAAATTCAGTTATCGATTGATCCATTTTCATTACTAAATTATTTTCTTCACCTTTAAATTTTTCTTTATCAATTGTATTCTTTCCATGAACTATTGCTGTCATAATTAAATGTGGATTTGTTAATTCAATAGTTTTTAATTTACAACTTTCTGTGATTCCCATACCTTCACCACGACTTGAATGTATAAATTTATTTGTTTTATTATACCAAGTTTTATGAAACATTAATGTTGCTTCATGTAATAATCTTTTATCATTACAATTTATTGCATAAAAATCATTTTCACTATAAGGAGGATATAAAAAAATCATTTTATCAGATCCAACGCATCCCGCTTTTTTTGTTTTTAGTATATGATATGAATGTGATATATATGTTGGTTCATATAAATCATCATCATCCATAAATACCACAATATTATTATTTGCGTTTTCAACAAGACGATTTCTTTTTTCACCAATAGATGATTTTTTTTTATTTCTTATATACTTTAATTTTATTGGATTGATTGCATTTTTAAATTCAATATAATTATCAATTAAAGGTATTTCACCATCATCATCAATTATTAATTGTAGTTTTTTATGTGGATAATCTTGAACTTTTAAATTTCTAATAATGAAAGGTATAAATTTTTTACGATTATATGTCGGCATTAATATTGAAATATTTGGTAGATCCATTTTTTTAGTTTTACAATAATAATAATAATATATTTTTTTTATTATCCAAACCACCACCCACCTTTTAATGCTTCATCTTTTTCTTTTTCTTTTAAACGTATATAATCTTTAATAATCGATAGATCACTTTTGATACAGACGATGTCAGTTTTCATTTGATTTAAATTTCTATTTATACTATGTAAACTATTTTTTACATCATAAATTGGTTTTTGTTGTAGTGTGTCAAATTTATTTTCTTCCATCTATATGTTTAATAAAAATAAATAAATTTTTATTATTAAAATAAAAAATAATAATATAAAAAATAATAATAATAATAATAATAATACCAAAGGTTAAACTTCGTTAATATGGAATCAATAACACCAAGACCTTTACCCGATAATATAGATGAATGGAGTGATGAAATAGAAGAATTATTAAGTGAATGGGGAGAAATAAGTATGTGTTACGCATATTTACATAATTATAGTACAAGAAAATATAAAAAGAAATATCAACATTTACAAATTCCAATTATTGTATTATCTACTTTGACTGGTGTTGGAAACTTTGCTGTTGATAGTTATATACCCGAAGATTATCAACATGGATTTACAGCAGTTGTCGGCGGATTCAATATCTTCTGTGGAATACTAGGAACATTAGGATCATTCTTAAAATATGCCGAAACATTTGAAGGTCATCGTATTAGTGCGTTAGCATGGAGTAAATTAGGAAGAACAATAGAAATTGAATTATCTTTACATGATAAAAAAAGAAAACCTTGCCGTGATTTTTTAAAAGTATGTCGTGCCGAATATGATAATTTATTAGAATCATCACCTAATATTGATTTAGATATTATCGGTATGTTTAATAAAAAATTTAATGATGATTATCCTAATGTAAGGAAACCAATTATTTGTAATGGTCTCAAAGCAATTAAACCATTCAAAGAAGATAAAAAAAAAGATAATACACCTACTGGAGAATTACAATATGTAAATGAACCATTACCATAGAAAATAGAAAATGTAATAATCGTCTTTTTATAATTTATTTTTATTATTGTATTGATATTTTGTATTATTTATTTTATTAGAAAATAAAAATTATTGTTTTTACTCATTATTTTATAACTTGTATTGAAATACTGCGTAATCAATATTTGCCGATTATTCAAAACATTCAAAGGTAAAATAAATTTATTCACCTTTTAATTAAAAGGAGTGTAATTGAATATAAAGTAAAATGTTACAAATGTTACACTTTTTAGATGTTGCTGTGAGATATATAATATATATAATATATAATATAATATATAATATATAAAAAACATAAAATTTTATATACAATAGATTTGAAGATTAAAAAAAACGTAATAATTGTAATAATCACTTTAATTTACTTTTAAAACTTAGGAATTTACCTTTTAAAACGAGAAACACAAAATAATTTTACTTTATTTTTTTGATTTTTTTGTTACACTTCTATTATTTCTTTTATTATTATTTTTTTTGTAACCATCGAATATTTTTTCGGGAGTAATAATTTTATCTTTATCTAATTCATTTACAATATTCAATTGAATTTTATTATGATTGATAATTGGTTTAACAAATACACTTTTTTTTTTAGGCATCTTTAAAGTATAATATTATTTTTTTTTTATTAAAATAAAATTTATTATTTTATATAATATAAAATAAAATGAGTTTAGTTGTCACATCGAATATTTCTCAAGAAGATAATCCAAAGTTTGCGAATGTATTTAAACCATATTCGTATCAAAATAGATTACTGAATACCATGAAGATTCCGGCAAATTCAGAGATTGCATTACAATCGGCAAAAATTAATAAGAATGGTTTATTTGTATTAGATAGAACAAACAGTAATTTTTGTCATTATTTCGGGACTCCTATTGGTGATGGTGCTGATGAAGTTGATACTTTACAATCTAGCACCACACAACCTTTCCGTGCTGTAATCGGTGCGGGTGCTTCATTCCGTGCGGGAGATGTAAAGAATGAAGTTAATATTGATGATATGGCGGTTGAAATTGAAAAGGGGATAGATCAAGCAACTTTTCACCCATCATTAATTACTGGAACTACTACAACTGGTGTTGAAGTATCCGCAAAATATGATACAACAACTCAAGTATTTGAAGGATTTAAATTTGTTTCAACACAACAAACAGCAAAAACAACAAGGAATGCTGCTAGTATAACATTTACTGATATTTCTGAAAATAATGATTATGCTAATTTTACTCAAGCAGCGGGTGTATTAACTCAGACTGGAACATCAGCACAAGGAGGATTTTACGTTCAAAATCGTGAATATCCTATATCACAAAATGAAGGTGAATGTGTTTTTAATTTTAGTGATGCTACTACTGGTCCTTTTATGTGTGGATTATCTAGAATTAATCAACAAAGAGAAATATCAGCAGTTGGTGATTATGATTATTTACCCACTTATTTTGATGATACTATAGGAGGACCATTAAGAACTGGATTAAATCCGAATGGGAGAATAAGATATGCTGATATATGTATATTACGAGGAAGAACCTCTGGAGGAGAAGCACCTTTAAGAGTATTTCAAAGCGGTCATCGAAGTCAAGCGGGTGGTGGTGAAGGTATTTTTATGAATGAAATAATATATTACGGAAATCATAATACAAACTTTGATGCTGCTTACGATATTTTAGCAAATACAAGTAAATTTAGAAAAGTTAAATTTAAATTAAATAATGAAGAATTATCAATCATTTTAATTCAAGAAAATGGAACTGAAGTATTACTATGCGATCATACAGTTCTTGCTGGAGCGGGAGCAATTAAGAATGAATGTTTGAATCCTATTAATGCTACTGAATGGGCGTTGTATCCAGTATGTCACATGAGTGGATCAACAAATATTGGAAAAACTATGACTTTAGAAAGTATTCAACATTATACAAATTATCCAACATATAGTGCTGCGGGTTATGTAAATTATGATTGGTGGGGATATTCACAAGAAAGAAATTTAACACAATTTTGTAAAGATTTAGAACAAAGACCTTGGAATAATTATTCGAACAATACATTATTAGCACCGAAGAAAGTAAATGGAAGTGGTGGTATGGCAGACTATGATAGTTTAATTATAACAGCAAGAAGTCTTCCTTATGGTAATTCAACTGATTTATGTAATACACAATTTATTTTAGGATTTGTTGGAGATCCTATATCAAGACCAACAAGCACAAATCTTGTAACAACAAATGAAAGTTCAACAGTTCCAAAATTAGTATCAAACATTTCATTATTTATTCGATTAAATAATTTTACACAAAACACGGTGAATGCAAGGCAAGGAACAATCTCTAAGATAGTAGCACATTTACCTCGTTTTGATAATAGTGGAAATGAAACTGGTGGTCTATACTTTGAACCACACGAAAAAACATATTTAGCATTAAATAATCCGGAAGAAATTTTTGTAAATTCTTTTGATGTTGATATTGTATATGAAAATGAAACACTTTGTACAGCATTAAGTGGAAAAACAATTTGTTGCTTTCATATACGTCCTCAAAAATAATTATACTATTTTTTTAAAAAAATTAAAGAAAAATAAAAATCAAAAATTATTTAATAAAAAATAATAATTTTTAATAATTAATACAAAAATATTTTCTAAATTATAATAAAAAGTAATGGATTTTTTACCGGAAGTTAAAATGGATTTTATTCCAAGTGATGATGAAGAAAATATTGAAAGTGTTGTTGATGAAATTGAAGATTTTGATGAAGAAAAAGATTTTCACGAAGTACAAGAAGAAGAAGAAGTAGTAGAAGAAGTAATAGAAGCAATTCCTAAAGCAAAATCAAAAAGGGAAGATATGAATGTTGATGAAATATTTTCATTACCGGAAGATAATACAATTGTTAAACCTAAATTAACAAAATCCGGAAAACCTAGAAAGAAACGTGCCCCTATGACTGAGGAGCATAAGGAAAAATTAAAACTAGCAAGGGAGAAGGCGATGGCGTCAAGAAAAAAGAAAGCACAAGAGAGGAAAGAAAATAAAGCATTAGAAATAGAAGAAAAAGAATTATTAAAAAAACAAAAAGTAAAAAGAGTTAGAAAATTAAAAGAAGAAGTTGAAGAAAATGAAGAAGAAAAAGTATTTAAAGAAATAAAAAAAGAACAAACATTTACTAAAAAAGATCTTGAGGAAGCACAATTACAAGCAATTATGAATTATGAAAAAATTCGTAAAACTAGAAAAGAAGAAAAAAAAATAAAACAAAAGAAGGAAGAGGAAGAAGAGATGTTAAAAAAACAATTACGGCGTGCTGTTGCTCCTCCTCAACAAGAATATAATCCATTTATGAATTGTTATTAAGTTAAGTTAAATTAAATTTTTTTTTATATTGTTTAATATTAGTATTACGATTTGTAGATGCCCCCCAAAGTATATAATAACTTAAATGACCCGCCGACTTATAATCACCTTTCTCCAAATCTTTTTTATGACGATCTCTGTATTTACTTCTTTGTTTCTTGTCTTTGGTTAGGGTATAATCTCCGTATCTTGAATCGCCGAATGATGTCGTTTTTATTTTCTTACCTTCGTCGTCATAAAATATTGCCTTAAGTTTTTTATTTTTAGCAGTTGCTTTTTCAATAACCATTTTTACCATTATTATTATTATGATAAAATATAAAAATATATTATAAATTAAAAAAATTACTTTATACTATGAAAACCATTTTTATCAACTTTAAATTGTAAATCATCTTCACTTACTGCACTACCTTCACTATCACTTAAACTATCTCTTTTTATATATTTCGGTGGTTTATAATCTTTATCAACTCTTACTACATCTTTAAATTCATAAATTAAATCTGGTCTTCCATGCATCGCAAGAACACTAATTATTTCATCATATGTTGTTTGATCCATTAGTTTTACAATTATTATTAATATAATAATATATTTTTTTTTATTATTTATTCCGAATATTTTAAAAATAATTCTTTTACTGAAACTTTATTTTTCATATCTTCTTCAACTGAAGCAATTAAATCCTCAACCTTCCATTCTTTTTTATGAACTACACACCAAGCAAAATCGTCCCACCATTCTCCTTCATCTAGATCATAAGTCGTCCATTCTACTTTATCAGTAAGCGTATCCCATTTAAGTTTATCACTTTTAGACCAAAGAACACATAAGTCAACCATTTTATAATATTTATTATATTATAATATTTTATTTTCAAATTTTTCAAAAATTATTTTTTTTTATCATCTTTCAATATTTCTTCAATAATATTTACTGGTGCTGATTTTACTTTTTGTATTTTATAAATGACTGATGACGTTTTATCAACATTAGCATACTCACCATCACTATCATGTATCGATGTTGTAATATCTGCTATCATAGTTGGTTTTGTAACAGTAAATTGTATATCACTTGGATTACCTAGGAAATAATCGGAGGCACCACTATACTTATCCACAATTGATATGATGGGTAAATTTGCCCCCGTTGGATTACCACCAATCGCAGTCGCACCTTCTAAAATATCACTTCTTATTGTATAATATGGTCTTAATACGCTCTTTTGTAAATCAGTTGCGGTAATGGTTGTTGATTGAGTTAATACTGCTACTTCATTCCATAATTCTAATGGTTGGGCGTGTGATGGGGTAAAAGCATAACTGGGTGGAGACAATCCAATCCCGCCAGTATATACAAACTCCGTTCTTGCACCAGTATTTGCTGCTCTAAAATTTGGAACACAAGTAGGATACGGTA